GGTTGAGTTGCCTGAAACCTTAAAACATAATTTGGAAATTTGGAAGAATAAACTGCCAATATCGGACGATTTTTCTAATTTATCACAATATAAATTATTTGATTCTAATAATTATATAATGATTCTTGATGGTTTGCTATTATTTGATATTGATTCAATCGAGAAAGAATTCGAATCGTTAAACGATGAAATTAAAAAAGAAATTGCCGATGTTACTAATATGATGATAGTAGAAGATAATGATATAGATGAGATAGGGCATAAAGAATATATCAAATTAATGAGAACATTACCTATATGAATTTGACCATGAATGGATTTGATACATACAGAACCTATCTTGCTATTAAGCAACACTTCACTAATAAGAATTATGACTTCTTTAAGTATAATGGTAAAGTAAAAGCAAGTCCAACCTCATATGAAGTTCGTAAAGACAAATACTTCTTTGAGAAAGCAAGTAAGAAGTTTAAGCATGAAGAATTCATTGACTACATCGTAGCAAACATCACCCGTAATAGTGACTCTTGGATTGGCAACCTAATGCAAGAGAACAATCAAGTAAACTATAAGAAGTGGCAGAAAGTAATTGAGTCAATGTCGTACACATTTAAAGAAGATGTTGGTGTGATTAATGAGTATGAAGAAAACTTCAACAACGTGTTTAAGATGGTTGATAATAAACACCCAATACTATTCAGACTATACTCAAGAAGTAAACTCAGTATAGAAACAATGGTTATACTAGACGATCTGGTAAACTACTCTGAGGGGTGGTATAAATATAGAGATAATATACTAAATGATTTTGTGGATATGATGAGGAAATATAAACCTTTCCTTCATAATAGACTACAAGTGGATAAGAAAAAATATAAAAGAATTGTGCTCGAAAACTTTACTTATGAGTGAGAAGAGAGTATAATAAAGGTGTAGATGATGAAAAGGATAGAGCAATCTATCTGAATGTGAACAAAAATAATACAATAAAATACAATACAATACGGAGATACAAATATGGGCGATTTCGCTAGTCTTAAAAAATCAAGAGGTTCCTCTCTTTCAAAACTAATCCAAGAAACAGAAAAACTACAAACCAAATCAGGTGGTTGGGGTGGAGCAGATGAACGTCTGTGGAAACCAGAAGTAGATAAGTCGGGTAACGGTTATGCTGTTATTCGATTCCTACCAGAGCCATCAGGTGAAGACTTACCATGGGTAAGAATCTTTGACCACGGTTTCCAAGGTCCAGGTGGATGGTATATCGAAAATTCTTTAACATCTATCGGTGAAAAAGATCCACTAGGTGAGTACAACTCAACTCTATGGAACAATGGAACTGATGCTGGTAAGGAACAAGCAAGAAAACAAAAACGTAGATTAAAATACTTTGCTAATATCTATGTGGTTAAAGATCCAGGCAATCCTGCTAATGAGGGTAAAGTATTCTTATATCAATTCGGTAAGAAAATTTGGGATAAGATTAATGAGTCAATGAACCCTGAGTTCGAAGATGAGAGTCCAATCAACCCATTCGATTTTTGGGAAGGTGCTGANTTTAAACTGAAGATTCGTAAGGTTGAAGGATANCGTAACTATGATAANTCNGACTTTGATGCACCTAGTAAGTTGCTTGAAGATGATGAAGCATTAGAGAAAGTATATGATTCTTTATACTCACTCAAAGCATTCTTAGACCCTAAAGAGTTTAAGTCATATGTTGAGTTAGAAACTAAGTTGAATCGTGTACTAGGTCTTAATGGTTTAGCACCTAAGACTACTGCTGAAGATTTTGATAAGGCAGAAGAAGTTGCTGAAGCACCTNCTGCTGAAGTTAAGAAAGAACCTNNGNTGAAGACTGAAAGTCCGTTCGTAGGTGATGACGATGAGTCACTATCTTTCTTTGAGAAGTTAGCAAACGAGGACTAAACTAAAATAGTTTAATTTGATTAGGGATCTTCGGATCCCTTTTTTATAGGAGAAATAAAATGGATTTAAAACCATTACACGATAGAGTTATCGTAAAAGTAGAAGAAAAAGAAAGTACAACTGAGTCTGGGTTAATCTTAACTCAAACTGCACAAGACAAATCTAATAGAGGATTGGTAGTTGCTGTTGGACCTGGAAAGTATGAGAATGGAACTCGGGTGGATATGACTGTTAAAGCAGGTGATACTGTTATGTTTGAAAGAGCAGGTGCTTCAGAAATGGAGTCTGGCTATATGGTAATGCATGAGTCAAGTATCGTTGCTGTTATTGGTTAATTAGGAACTAACGTTCTAAAGTAATCTAAGTCAGCAGGATTGGAGTTTGGGTTGTTTGCTGATCCACCGCCAACGAATGTATTATTATTGAATTGTTGCGAACTATTGGAATTTTGAGTGGCACCAGCATCAATAACAATATTTTGATTTCCAAGTCCATGCCTTCTATTCAATTCCTCAATTGACATCATTTGGACTTCTTGTCCATCAACGTTGGTATAAGTGCTACGATTCCTTGCAATCAAACCTTCCAGCAATTTTCGGTTTGCTTGACATTGTTCCTTTTTGATTTCCGATTGTTTTGCTTCAGATAAGATTTCATCATCACCAAACCCCATGAAGTCCATTAGTCCGTCCCACTTATCCTCGAACCATTTACCGATCTTCTTCATCGTGTTCTTTATCGCATCAAAAATTTGATCGAATATTTTATCCGTATCAATTTTATCTAGTTTCTTAGCAAACTCATCAAAACCAAATAGTCTAGCCACCCATGCAGCTAAACTTAAAGTTAGTTTCAGGGGCAATGTTACCAAAGCACGAACAAACCCATACAGTCCTGCTTTGACTGCCAGCCAAATAGATCCAGTATCTTCATAAACCTTTTTAGCATCTTCAAACCCTTTATAAAGACTATACAACAAAGCACCAATCACCAATGCGATTCCGATAAACGGTGCCAAAACAGCAAGAGCAGGTAGTAATGATGCATACATCCCCTGTATCCCAAGACCAACTGCTATGACAGCACCACTTAGTAATCTAGCATACTTTAATAATTTAGCACCAGCCGCAATTGCGAGTGCTTTTGCAGAATCCATCATGGCAATAGATGTTGCCACAACTGCGTTTCTAAGCCACTTTGCCCAATGAACAAGTTTTGCCCATGCAGATGCAGCGAGTGCTTTTGCAGAATCCATTAGATTGATCCAAGCGATGCCGATTGCAGTGGTGAACAATCCAGCCCAATGTTTTAGTTTTTTCCACATGGTGGCACCACCAATGGTTGTGGCAGTTCCCGAAAGATAGGCTCCAGCAACTTTCACACCTGCCGCAAATGCAACACCTGCTCCCCACAAAAAATTTAACCATCTAAATACTTTAGCACCAATCCAAAATGATGATATTACTAATGCGATTTCGGCGATATTATCGATAAGCAACCCAAGCATCCACTCCAATCCATATTCTGAATCCCAAACGACATCATACAACTCGTCCAATGTTGGTTTTAACTCTTCCCAATTCAATGCTGCTGTTAAAGCAGTTGCTAAGAATCCGATGTTCAATAACCAATTCTTAATCTTATCCCAAACAGTTTCCTTGCTTAACATTTTTGCCACTTTGTCTAATGACTGTTTAATCTTTCTAATAGCAACGAAGAATATCAATTTACCAAAACCACCAAGACCTCTTTGTTCTTCAAGATCTTGTTCAAGTCGACCAGCCATGCTGTGCTCTTTTTTTTCCATTCTGTCTTCATTCTTCTTATCGAATAATAAAGAACTAGCACTGTTCTTAGCAATAGTAACTAAGGATTCTTTCATCATGCCAAACACATCACCAAAACCCATATCATTATCTTCAACTAATCGTTGAGCATTAACTGGTTTCCATTCAGTTAGGTTGTCATAGAACCCCTCTAAAGAATCGTCTATACTTTCCCACTGACCGGTTGTATCTTTTAATAGGTGTTCTTTAAGAACTTTAGAAATATTATCTGTAGACTTTTTAATGGCGAGCATACCAGTTCTGAGACTTTTTTGAAGACGTTTTCTCCCCTCATCTGCTGACTCCATTTGCTCACCAATTGCGTTTACAATTGGTAGATTTATTTGACTGTTATTTGCTGCCATTCTTCTGTCTCTCTTCTTGTTCTTCTAAAAAGTTCTTTAAAAATATAATGTATATTTCCCTTTCAAAAGGAATCATATTATCAAGTTCGGACAACGAGTATTTATGGTGTTGCATTAATGCGAAATTTAACTGGTAGTGATTCGCTAACGAATCATGCATTAATGCTACATAAAAAAACTTTGTAATCCTTCAAGTTTAATAGAATCCTTCTTACCACATTCTTCACATGTCCATTCAACTTCATGAGAAAGTTTTGGAAGATTGTTAAAGAATTCAGTCATCTTCATAAATTGAGATTGGTTAAGTCCATCTACCCAGTCTTTAATTTCTTTCTTAGTAAATTCGTTGTAAACATTATNATNATCAAAAACATATTCAACACAATTATTTATTACATCAAACATTGATTCTGGTGATTTTTCGTCAATTAAATTAACATCATCAACCCCAGGATATCTAAGGAAAACACCGATATCATCAGTAATCATTATTTTATTCTCAACTTCCTTATCAGTAACTTTAATATCATCAATGTTAATTTCAATTTCAGTAGAATGTTTACATTCCGATTCTTCATCTGGATGACCAATCTTAAGTTTGATCACTTCACCAACAGACTTTCCTCTAAGTTTCATGAATAGATATTCAATATCAAAGGTTGCTAGTTTCTTAACATTAATATCAGTGAGCACACATGCCTTGATAATATTTTGTGTTGCTTTAGATATTTCTTTCTGAGAACCACCTTCTAGTGCCATCAAAAGAACCTTTTCTTCTTTTACCAAAAATGGGCGATATTCTATTTCTTGTCCAGTTGATGGAATTGTTGTACTAAATTGTGGTGCTGCTATACTTGGTAGGTTCATTATATTCTCCGTTCATTATTATTATTTTAAATTAGCATTGTTCACAGTTCCGTGAACTTGTTGTGTTAGGTTGGGATGTTCTTTCTTCCATTGACTCGCTCTGGCTCTGGAATCATCTTCCATTGACATCATAGTTTTATAATAGTCGGTATTATCGGTTTTATAATAGTCGGTATTATCGGAAGGTGTGGGGTTATATGTATCTGATTCTTTCACATAATTCGGGTTTCCGGATATTCTATTGTTGGAATCCGGATCTTCTTTGTATCCGTGAGATACTACACCATCATCATATTGTACATTTGATCCAGAACCCATAGACAATAGGTTATTAAAATCTAAATTTGCCAACGTTCCTATTCCAGACATACTTGATATGTTTCCTATCCCAGGAAGTCTTAATGCTCCTGCTAATCCATCTTTACCTAAATTGAACGAGAATCCCATTCCCAACCCAGATTGATTACTGTTATCGTGAGTAATATATCTATAATTCCTATAAGCGAATGTCACTGTTAATTTT